TTGCCTTTAACTTTTATTTCATCAATACGCTTACAAGGTAATTTAATTAAATTATGAGTGTACTCAGATATAAGTATTGGAGTGTCATAAGTTCTTGTTTGAACTTCTAATCTTGCTCCTAAATTTACTGCATCTCCAACTACTGAATAATCAAATCTAAGCTCAGAACCCATATTACCAACTATACAAGTTCCTGTATTAAGCCCAGTTCCTATTACAACAGGTGGTAAGTCCAACCCATCCTTTTTAAGTTGTGCATTAAGTTCTTCTGTTAGTAGTTCTATTTCTATAGCTGTTTTAACACCCATTTCTGCATGATTTTTGCAGGGTAAAGGTGCGTTCCAAAAAGCCATAATACAATCACCCATATATTTATCTATAGTTCCACCATTTTCAAGAATTACCTTAGTCATACGATCTAAAAACAAATTAATCAGTTCTACTAAGCCTTCAGGGTCATCATTTTTCATATAGGCTTCTGATATAGGCGTAAAACCTACAATATCTGCAAACATAAAGGTCATTTCACGTCTTTCACCACCTAGTTTCATCAATGATGGGTCTTTTATTAGCATATTTACCATATCAGGTGATAAGTAAGTACCAAATTGACCTTTTATCTGTTCTCTAAGCTTCCACTGTTCTCTAAAACGCAAATATAAAGCAATAGAGCCTGTAATAAACTGTGAAATTAATGACCAAGTGACATCAACCAGTAATCCCATGTGGATAAGTCCATATCCTGTATAAGCTGTTAATAACATTATTAAGATAGCTGTTGTAATACCCCAAGTTATACCTAAAGCGTTTAATAGAAGCCATATAAGGCTTACAGAAACTAAAAATATAAGTATTTCTATAGCTATAGCCCAATCAGGTATATAAGGGCTATCTTGTATTAAGATTGATTCTGCTAAAGCTGTTTGAATCTTATGTGGCTCTAGCAAACCAACAGGAGTAGCTATTTGTGGCATAACACCGTTAGCTGTAACACCAACAAAGACAAACTTACCCTCTACTTTCATTTCTTGTAAATCTGTTTGTGGAGTATCTACCCAACTTATCCACTTACGACCAAGACTATCTGTTTTGACTGGTGGTATTCCTCTGATTGATATTTCCTCTATACCATTATCATTAGTTTTTATAATGTAAGTCTTAACATCAAATAATGCTTTATATATTTGTGTGCCGAATGATGGAATCCATTCGTTTTCAGGTGTACTTACAAGCAGTGGGATTCTTCTTACAAGAAGATCAATTTCAGTGGGAGCAATGGCTAAACCTTGCAATGTAGTATTTGATAAGGTGTTCAGGTTTTCCTTGACTCCCATACTTACTATACCATTAACATTATTACCTTTGACAACCGTTCCTGTAGATTTAGGGTAATTATTTTTACCATCTTCAAACATAGCTATTACAGATGGTGCATAGCCTAATGTAGTTGCAAAGACCTTATCTCCACCCATTCTATCTGCTTGTGGAAAGGACATAACCCAACCAATGCCAATAGCACCACGATTAATAAGTTCTACTTGTATTTCTGCTAATCGTCTTCTTGGTAAAGGGTAGCCACCTTCATTTTGTATATCTTCTTCTGTAATATTTAAAATTACAAAATTTCCTGATGGCTCTTGTGTTTTGACCAAAGCATCAAAAGTTCTTAGTTTTATTATTTCAGTTGGTGTACTTTGAAATATAAGCGGCAGTGTTAATAGTAATAATATTGGTATTATAATTTTTTTCATTAGTTGTCTTGTGTAATTTTAATTGTACTGCCTTCACCACCATTAATAGTTACTACATTAGAAACGCCATCTTGAATAAAAATGACTGTATAACTTGCATCACTATCTATATCAATTCTAGCTGTATTATTTACACTTCTAAGTAAAGTAAGCTTTTCACCTGTGTAAAAGGTTGTTATTTGTGTTTCAAGGTCTTGACCTAATTTTGTACCTCTTATATTTGTTTGCGTTGCATCTGCTAGAAGGTCTGCTTCTTTAGCAACTTCAAGTGCATCTATAACATCAAGTAAATCTTCTAAGAAGTTAACATCTAAGAAGTTAATATCTAACTCTGTAAATTCTAGACTATCATCAGATAAAAAATCTTCATCAAGGTAATCAATATCTAAATCATTAAAATCTAGGATGTTTTTTTTCTGTAATACTATTTCCTCACCTTCTATGATTTCTTCTTCAGGCGGTGTAACAATTAACATATTATCTATAATATCTAAGGTTAAATCTAAGATTACAGGTTTACTTGGTGCATTCTCAAATACAGACACTGTAGTTGCTTGAAAAGGTTTGTTTAAAAGTACGCTACCAGTCGCTGTAATAACCTCTATTTCACCGCTAGATAGTCCATAAGCATCAGGCAACAATATAATTAAACTACGTCCTAACTCATCTACAGTGGCTGTGAAATCTGTACCTCTTATGGCAATATTTGCAGTTGGGGTTTTAAGTTTTATATTTTGCTTATCAATTCTATTTAGATTGCCTGTTATGAATCTAGCAGTGCCTAATCCAAAGGTAAGAGCCATTTTAGATTTTGATGGGTCAGGGTCATAGATATATTCATCTATAAGTAGTTCAGAATGTTCTGTAAGCCTTACAGTTGAATCATCAAGAAATGTAATAGCCATACGACCATTAGTTGTAATAGCTTCATCATTGCTTTGTATTCCAAGCTTTAATGCAGCTTGGAATGGCTCATCTCTTACTATTTGTGCGAACCCGTTAAGTTCTGATATATCTCCTATATCAGCAACCTGTGGAAGTTCCCCCATCATTTTGAGTGATACAAATATTAGAGTTAGATGTAGAAGTTTCAATTTTTAACCAATCCCTAGCCAATGTGCTTGACTGTATGATGTTTAAAGTATTATTGCTTCCATCAAGATCAAGATAAAAATATCCTGAATCAGATGATGTATTTCCTGAGTAACCACTACCTGTAAAGTTAATAGTATTTGTACTTCCATTTACATCCACATTATTAATAGCATTTGCATAATCAATATCAAAGTCAAATTGATTAGAATCTCCTGTAATAATCCAATCTAGATCAAGATATGATGAATCAGCATTTTCTGCCACTTCTAAATCAAAGGTATTACTACCACCTGTAATATCAATATTCATATTTATATAATCAGCACTAATTAGACCAGTGCTATTCATAAGAATATCCATAACATTACTATCACCATCAAATTCAAAGAAACCAGTGAAATTATCACCGTCAATGCCATCTGATCTAAATATATTACTAGAACCAATTTGATTTATATCAAGTGTCATAGTTATACCATCAAGGTCTAGAGCAGTCATTGTTCCTGAAACAGCAGAAGTCCCGCCTATAAGGTTAGAACTACCTAATTGTTCAAGATCAATACTTGCAGTATTTCCACTTTGGTCTACATATATTTCGTTATCCGCGTATGTTAGCAATGCACTCAGCATCACAAACAGGCTCATTAATTTTATTTTCTTCATATTTCCAGTATCCTTTATCGTAACCGATAATAATAAGTTCTAATACAGCACCTTCAATTGCTTTCATTAAAGCAATAGTTGTACTCTCGTTGCGTGAAACTCCAAATTCCACTTCAACTAACTCAGTACCCATTTCTATGAATTTAAACACATCTTGTGACTGTCCGTAACTTAGTATTGTCTTATTAGACATAACTTCTACCAGTATCTCACCAGTAGCTACAGAAACCATTCTAAGGCTTACTGTGATAGTATCTTCACGATACTGAACACTTGTGCCTATTCCTAAATATCTTGCACCTGCACCACCTGTAATAAGATTACTATCATACGATACAACAGCACCTTCTAGCAATACACCTGCAAATAGCAAGGGCATGATCTTATTTTCGTTTTTTAGTTCTTCTCTTGTGCTTCTTATGATTTGTCTTTCTTTTGTTAGGTTATCAAGACCAACTCTTTCAACAACTCTAAAAAATTCACCATTACTTGCGTGTTTCAATGCTCTTATTAGTAAATTACTTGGTGCTTGGGTTATAGCACTAGAAAATAAAGCAAACTCACTATTGCTTTTTCTTTGTCCTGTTTGGTCTGTGAATGCAGTTGGGTATACAGCTACAACTGGTTTTGTTTGTGGTGGTTGTACTTGCAGAAGTTCTTTAGATTGTAACGAATAAATACTGTGTTTATCTTTAAAATTTATTTGTTTTCTAATTTGCTCTGTGTCTTCATAAAGATCAAGCAAAGAACAATTAGAAAGTAAAAGAACCAATAGGCAAGGTAATAATTGTTTCGTTTCCATTTGCATCTGTTATTTTTAATGTTATGAACTCACCATCACTGGTATATTCAATTATATTTCCCTCTAATTCTATTGTTCCTGAATCACTTGGCGTTTCACCAAATAAATTTTCTACTAATTGTCTTGATAATTGTGCATAGATTCTACTTTCTAGGTTTCTAATAAACCTTGCAAGAGTTGTATTCTCTGCATCTCTTGCTAGTTCTTCTTTATAAGCTTTTATTTCTGCACGAATAGCTTGTTTACGATTAAACTCTTGATTTTCTATAGTTAAATAATGACTTGATGTATTAATTCCGTTAAAGGATGGAGATTTAAACTTATGTACTATTTGGTCTGCTGTAGCACTTTGTATAAATATTCCTAGAATAAGAATTATACCTACTATAGATACCCATTTAATTATAGTATCTTTTTCAGCTTCTTCTTTTCTTTTAATTAATTCAGCTTTACTTGGTCTACCTCTTTTTTTAGTCTTTTCTTTGGTCATCTCTATCCGCCTTAGCAATTTTACTGCTATCTATTAGTTGTGGCACTCCAAGAATAGTCTTAATAAGAGTATCTTGCCTTATAATCTCATTGTCTAAACTTCGCACCCTATCAATTAATGCTACCAAAATACCATGTTGAGAATCAAGTTTTGTGCCTAGTCTATCTTCTATAGCAGATATTTGTTCTGCTACTTTGTGATCTACCACATCAAGTTTAGTCTCCATACCATCAACAATACGCATGATAAGTTTATAAATAAACCAACCAAGACCAAGTGAAGCGGCAATAGGAAACCCAACCTCTTGGATAACAGTTATTGCATCCATTTACTTAGATTTCTTTTTCTTTACTTCTTTTAGTTGTATTGATAATAAACCATTCTTAGTTGTGTGTGATTCTACTGATCTAAGTTTGCCATCAAGGTTGATCTTGTCACCAACCTCAATAACATTCTTCATCTGTATTTCATTATCTTTAACCCAAGCCAAGAATTTATCTTTATCTACCTTTACGGTTGCTTTGTTCCACATATTAAGCCCAAATTGCAGTACAGATAGTTTGTACTAGAGCATCTTCACCTGTGACATCATCAGTACAATTAAAGTGTTTAACTTTAGTAGCTGTAACTGGTAAATCAGCGTCATCAGAGTCATCAAATACATCATTATAAACCACCATCACTGTAGGTTTAGTTTCAGATACTGTTTCTGATTCAGCATTCACCAAAGGATACGTTTCCACTCTTTGTACTGTTCTAGTTAATGTTATCGCCATTTTATTCTCCTATATTGTTGTTATTATAAAACTTAGCAATTCGTTATATCTTACACCAA